GCTGTAGTTACTTGGTGGAATATATTCCCTACATCATCAAATATACATGATATATCAAATGTTGAATACCAAGAATTTGAAATAAACCCCCCAGAAAACACATATTTTAACCATAATAAATACTTTTTACCTAAAAAACAGTTTTAAAATATGGCTACAACAACTATAAATGCAAGTAAACAAACACGTGCTAGATCAGGTACCAAAACCAGTTGGTCAGCAGCTAGAGATGCTACTTCATCTGCTGCCCATACAAACTATACAACGACGCAAGCAAATGTTACTAATGCCATTGAAGAATATTATAATTCAGGTAGAGGGGGAGGAAGTTATGTAGTTAATAGATCATTTTTCTTTTTTGATACTTCAACAATAGATGGTACTATTACGGCTATAAGTTTAAAAATACAAGGAACTACAAATGGAGGTTATAATACTAGAGTTGCAAAAAGTACAGCTTTTGGTGGAGGTGGTGGAAGTGCATATGCTAATACAGACTTTAATAATTGGACAACCACAAATGGTCTTATCCCAACTCCTTATAATGCTTCAAACCACGTTTGGTCCACATCAACAAACACTATCACATTAAATGCAACAGCAATTTCTGATGCTAATGATAATGACTATCTTAATTTAGTAGTTGTAGGTGGTGGTTTTGATTACCCTAATACAGAAATGCTTTTACCCCAAACTTTACGCTCAGGTATTCAATTTGCTAGTACAACAGTATTCCCACAATTATTTATAACTTACACTCCTACACCAACAGGATATCAAAATTACCCATTTGGTATTGGAGATAAAAACTACCAAGAAGTAAATGGGGTAGATAAAGATGATATAGAAGAAATTATAGGGGTATAATATAATGTGGAGTAGCTAAACCATTTACGTATATTGCTAGAAATAAAAACTAAATTAAGTGATAGATAATCTAGCTAAAATAGCCATAAACAATGGAGGTTTTATATCCCCATTAATAATTCCAAGCAAACATACAGATGGTACAGGTTTATGTAATGTTTCTCTTTTTAAAGAAGAAAATGGAGATATTATAGCCAATATCCGACACGTACATTATACTTTATACCATAGTGAATTTAATCAAAAATTTAATTGTGTTTGGGGGTGTTTAGCATACTTAAACCCCGAAGATGACATACGCCTTCTTACTGGAAACTATTTATGTAAACTTAACCCTAATACTTTAGAGGTTGATACTTACCAAAAAATAGACACATCTAAAAACGATATAAAACCTATTTGGGAATTTCATGGTTTAGAAGATGTTCGAGTATTTAGATGGGATAACACTTTATACACATCAGGTGTAAGAAGAGATGTAAAACCTAATGGTGAGGGTAGAATGGAATTATGTGAAATTGAATGGGATAAAAAAGTTTGCATTGAAAAAACTAGAGATAGAATTGAAGTAAACCCACATACTTATTTAGAAAAAAATTGGGTACCCATATTTGATATGCCTTACCATTTTGTAAGATGGTCTAATCCATTAGAAATAGTTAAAATAAACCCTGAAGATAAATCCAAAGAAAAAGTACAAAATGGTGAATTAGATATTATTTCTTGTGAAACAGTTATACATAAGGATAATAAAATTAAATTACCCTTTGGNTTAAGNGGAAGTTCACCTGTANTACCCTTTGGGGATGATGGAGACAGAATGTGTATAACACATGAAACCCATTTCTTCCATCACCCGGGTTTAAAAAAAGATGCCCATTATTATCATAGATTTATAATTTGGGATAAAGACTGGAATGTAAAAAGTTTATCTAAATCCTTTAAATTTATGGGGGCAATGATTGAATTTTGTTGTGGTTTATTAGTTAAAGATGATAATCTTATTATGAGTTTTGGATATCAAGATAATGCTGCTTATATACTAAAGATGCCCACAAGTTTATTATCTGAATTAGAATGGGAAGACGATTATATTTTAAACCCAAAACCAAAAAAAGTAACATGGCATGAGCCTTTAACTTATCTTAAAAAAGATTATAATAATATTAAAGTTAAATTCCCGGGATTAAAAAAAATTTCAAAAAATTATTCCCAATGTTATCAAGATTTATTTGTTTTAACATGTTTAAATGGAAAGACAAATGGTACTTACTTAGAGATAGGAGCAGGTCATCCATTTTATGGTAACAATACAGCACTTTTATCTGAATTGGGATGGAAAGGTGTATCACTTGATTTTCAATCTCATTTAGTAGATAGTTGGAAACAACAAAGACCCAACGATATATGTCTACTTGAGGATGCTATTAAAGTCGATTATATAGAATTATGTAAAAATAATAATTTATCTAATTATATAGATTATTTACAATTAGATATAGACCCTGCAATGAATACTTTTAAAGCATTAAATAAAATCCCCCTCGATATTTTAGAATTTGGGGTAATTACATATGAACATGATTTTTATATGGATGAAAATGAAGAATGGAGGACAAAATCTCGAAATCTGTTATTAAGTAAAGGATATATAATGATAGCATCTAATATATCTCCAGATAAAAATAGCCCGTATGAAGATTGGTGGATTAATAAAAAATATTTAAGTATCTATAATAAAAACATTATTACTGATACTGATAAAGATTCTTTATTTGCTAAAAATTATATGATAAATGGATAAATTAAAAAGAATATTAAATACTTATGTAAATGATCCTTTAGATCCTTATATTAATGCTCGATTAGGCGAAGAATATGAAATTATTGGACAAGGAGCAGCAGCACTTTCTTATTTTTTAAGAGCTGCTGAATTATTACATGATAAGGATCCTGAATTTGCTTATTGTTGTATCTTAAAAACATGGAAACAACTTAACACAACAACAAGAAGACCTAATTTTGAAGTAGGCCAACTCCAAACAGCAATAGCATACCTCCCACAAAGACCAGAAGCATATTTGCATTTAAGTATACACTACAGTAATAAACAAGAATGGAAAACTTCATATATGTATGCATGTTTAGGTCTTTTATACCAAAATAAACGTAGTTTACCGTATAACGTTGATTATCCTGGTGATTATATGTTATTGTTTCAAAAAGCATTTACTGGGTGGTATATAGGACAAAGAGAAGAATCTAATGAACTGTGGTGTAAATTATCTAATATGGAAAATATACAACCTCAACATATGGATATTATTAAAAATAATGTTAAATCTTTAGAGAATATTAGTTAAATAAATATTTTAATATTTATAACAAAATAAATTATGGCATTACCTTCATCTGGAGCAATAAGTGGGAGTCAAATAGCAGCAGAACTTGAACTTGCATCAACTAATATATCATTAGAAGGAATGGCAGACTCTGCAAGCTTTAGTTCCCCTCATGCCTACAGTGATTTTTATGGTTATTCTCAAATTACTTGGTATTATGGAACTACATCAGGTAACTTTAAACCTCAGCAAGGTTGTACTGATTCTACTCCTACTACAGGAAGAATTGTTAAAGGTTCTGGTAATACTAGTAATGCTCCTGAAGTAGGAGATACTATGCTTAGTGGCATCCCTAATGGTGGTGGTAATATTATTTCTACTGGTACTTTGTATCTCTCTACAAATCTATCTTCTTTTGGGCCTCCTCCTAGTGGTTTAGCTCAAAATAAAGTTATTCAAACTGATACAAATGGAGTTATTACTTCTGTATACCAATGTACTTAAAAAAATAAAATATGGAATTTATAGATAATAACTTACCAGATTATACAAGCCCTAAACTTGAAATAAATAAAGATGAACATGGTCATACTGTAATGACATATAAAGATACGGGCTATTCTTTAGGAAATTATGCAAAATATTCTAAAACATTTTTAGGTGATTGTGATAATTGTGGATGGTTCAAAAATAATTTTAATGATTTTAATTATAATTCTGTATTAGTAGTAGGATTAGGAATGGGTTTATTACCTCTTTCGTTATATGAAGAAAAAAATTGTAGTACGGTTGACGTATTAGAAATATCACAAGAAGTTATTGATTATGCAAACTCCCATGGACAATTAAATGAAAATATAAATTTAATCCAAGGAGATGTATATTCATACACTACTACTGAATCATATGATTTAATCATTATAGACACAATCTGGCTCCCAGATGAAATGACTGAAGATCAATGGCAATCTTTAGTAACAAAGTTTACTAATAATGTAAACCCTAATGGCGCTATATACGCCCCCGTTTATCAAAAATGGGTAACAGTATAATAAATAAGTTATATTAACTTAAAACAAAAAAAATGAGTTGGACCTATAAACAGCATGAAATAGGAGATATCACTCAATTCCCAGAAAATACATTTGGCTTTGTTTATATGACAACACATAAACCTTCGGGTAAATCATATATTGGGAAGAAAGTATTATTTCATAATCAAAAGAAAAAACTAGGTAAAAAAGAACTAGCGGCCTTAACAGGGGTAGTTGGTAGAAGACCTTCATATAAATTAGTAGTTAAAGAATCAGATTGGCTTAAATATTATGGATCACAATCAGATATTAAACAGCTACTATTAGAGGGTAAAAAAGATGAATTTGAACGTACTATATTAAAAATGTGTCCTAGTAAAAAATCATTGACTTACTTTGAAATAAAATATCAAATGATATACCAAGTATTAGAAAAACCGGATGAATTTTTCAATGATAATATTTTAGGTAAATTTTTTACAAAAGACTTAAACGGGATTGAATTCGAGGATTTCGTGGCTGATAAAATCTAATTTCGTATATTACCACATATGGTAAACCAATTATTAGTTACATTAGTAAACTCAGTACTGGGTTCGGGCAAAGCTACTGCTCGAAATAACTATGCTTACCATTGTCCTTTATGTCATCACCACAAACCTAAATTAGAAGTAAACTTAACTGAAAATCGTGAAGGTAAAAATCCTTGGCACTGTTGGGCTTGTGATGCTAGGGGAACTACGATTTATAATTTATTTAGACAGGTTAAAGCAGCAGCAGATAAATTTACAGAACTTAAATCTTTAGTTAAAACCTCTAGGTCTATTAAAGATACAAAAGTTGTATCTAACGTTGTATTACCTAATGAATATATTAG